ACATTTCTCGCGCTGAAGCGGGCAATGTCGGGCTGCGCTTGTTCACGCACATGTACAACTATTTTAACATGAACGCCAATTTGCTGGCGACAGAGTTTCAGATTGCCATCCGCGACATGGGCTTAAGAAAAGGCGCGGGGCGGTTGCTGTATGTGTACTTCCTAGGCTTCGCTATTCCTGCGGTAATTGGCCAGGCCCTTGCAGACGCGATGCGCGGTCAGCTTCCAGAGGATGAGGAGGACGACGGCTATCTCGACGATTGGCTGACCTACACGCTCGAGACGCAGAGAAAATATCTGCTTGGGTTTGTGCCGATCGCTGGGCAGGGAATAAACGCCGCGTTTAATCATTTTAATGAAAAGCCTTTTGACGATCGCGTAGGCACATCGCCAGCCGTCAGTATTTACGAGTCGGCGAGCAGAACGCCAGAAAGCGTTTACAAAGCGATCATGGAAGAAGGCGATCAAAGCCGCGCCGCTAAAGATTTGTTGAACGCCATGACCTTGGCGACAGGCATCCCCTTCTCCGCGGCTTCGCGCCCCGTCGGCTACGCGCTCGACGTCGCTGAAGGCGATGTGGAACCCGCCGACGAATTGGATTATGCACGGGGCTTGGTGACCGGCTCCGCATCGGAGGCAAGTAAGAACAACCAATGACCATTAGTTCTGAAACCCGGCGCGCTGGCCCTTACGCAGGCAATGGATCCACCACGGCCTTTGCCTTTGCCTTCAAGGTCTTCACCACAGCCGAAGTGCAGGTCACGCGCACCGCCTCTGGCGTGGACACGGTTCTGACCCTGACCACGCACTACACGGTGACGCTGAACGCAAACCAAAACCTTAACCCAGGCGGCACGGTGACGATGCTAACGACCCCTGCGGTGGGCCAGTCGATCACGATCACTAGCAATGTGCTCAACCTCCAGCCCACGGCGGTCGCGAACCTTGGGGCGTTCTACCCTGAGGTCGTCAACGACGGCCTCGACCGGGCTACCATCCAGATCCAGCAGCTGGACGAGCGGCTGGACCGGGCGTTGGTTGTGCCTGTTTCGTCGAGCGGCATCAACACTGTCCTGCCCGTGCCGCAGAGCGGCGCGCTGATTGGTTGGAACTCTGGCGCGACGGCGTTGCAAAACGTCAACGGAACCGGCCTTGGCACGACGACCTATCAATACGTGCATCGCGTGTTGGCCACGGCGGGCCAGACGGTTTTCACCTTGCCGACGCCTTACGTGTTGAACGCCAGCGCCATCACGGCGTTTGTCAATGGCTTGAAGGTGGAACAAGGCTCTACGCAGGATTGGGTGGAGACTAACACCACGACGGTGACTTTTAATGCGGGCCTGACCGTTGGCGATTTGGTGGTGTTTGTCGTCAACGTGATGGCGAGCGCTGTGCCGCTTGCAGCTTTCCCCGCGGCGAGCGTCAGCGCGTTTGGCGCTGGCCTGGTGGACGATGCAGACGCTGCGGCGGGGCGCACCACGCTTGGCCTTGGCTCGCTGGCCGTGATCAATTCGCCTTTGCCGATTGCCGACGGTGGCACGGGCGCAACAGCGGCAGGCGCAGCTTTGACGGCGTTAGGCGGGCAGCCATTGGACGCGACGCTGACGGCTCTTGCCGGGCTTGCGACGGGCGCGGACAAGCTGGTTTACAGCACGGGCACGGACACTTTCTCCCAAACGGACCTGACCAGTTTCGCCCGCACGATGCTTGACGACGCCAACGCTGGCGCCGTGAGGACGACGCTTGGCGTGGGGACTGGCGACAGCCCTACCTTCGCAGGCCTGACGATTGCGGACGCCGGAAACATTGTTCTGGCCACGGGCACCGGCACAAAGATCGGCACGGCAACGGGGCAGAAGTTGGCTTTCTACAACGCCACTCCTGTTGTGCAACAGGCCGGGACGGGCGAAACCACAGGCGTTTCAGGTGGCAGCGGTACAAATATTCACGCCAACGCCACCTTCACCGGCAATGTTGGATCTGCCGCTTACACAATTAGCGACGTGGTTAAAGCGTTAAAGAATCTGGGGCTTCTGGCGTCATGAACGACATACACACAATCTTGGCGGACTGGCAGAATGTCCGCGTGCGGATGGTCGGCGATTTGGTGTCAATCAGCGGATCGTTTGGCGGCGTTGAGCACAGCGGCGCGCGAGTGGATGGCGTCAGTTTGGCGCTTCATATGGATCAGATTGCGCGCGGCGATCGACCACGAGACCTCGAGCCCACCACGGAATCGGTTCCCGTGGCGCTCGAGCAGGCGACGGACGAGGCGTCCCCACCCATCCCAGCAGCGTCCGTCGCCGACCTCTTTGACCCAGAGCCAGAGCCAGAGCCAGAGCCTGAGCCGGATCCAGAGCCGCAATCGCTGGACGCGCTCGCAAGCGCTGGCCTTATGCTGGTGCAGGATGAATTGGCGTGGCGCGTCGGCATGCTGACAGGCCGCATTGCGCAGTATGCGGAGCAGCGCATCACGGCGCGCTATGATGCATCCGCGCGTCAAGATATGGCGCAAGCCATGAGCAACCACACCAACAAGGTGGCGCTTTCCCTGCCCGTCACTGACGTAGAGTGCGATGCGTTTGATGCGGCGCAAGCTGCGGATCGCTGGATTATCGAAACCCGCGCCTTTGCTCAGTCGTTGTATCTGCAGTTGCCAGATTTGCCGTTGAATATGTTGCAGGCTTACAATGTTGAAGAGGCGCCCTGGCCGTGAGTCTGCTGAATGTTCTTCGCGCGGTAACAGCAGGCCGCTCGCAAATGGCTGCTGAGCCTGTGGCCACAGCGCTGCGCGCGTTATCGTCGGGCGCAAGTTCTGTTGGCCGCGCCTTTGATCGCGCCGCGGTGCGGACCATGGAAAAAGCCGATGGCCCGCGCCACGCTTTAAGCAGGTTGATCGACACGCCGGCTGGGCCGATGCGTGTCGATGCGTCGGGCTCAAACCGGCGATCAATGCTGTCGTTCGCCCGAGAGGGCGCCGAGCGCGACGTCAGCCCATCCGAGGCTCTCGCCGCTATGCGCCAGGTTGCCGACACGTATGGGGACATGCTTGGCGGCATCCGGCCCAAAGAACTGACCTTCGCGCCAACGAGCGCGTCGCGCAGTAAATTGTACAATGGGCTGCTGCGCCGCTTGGCTGCGCGCAACCCTGACTTGGCCTTTGAATACGCGGGCGGCGTGATCCCGACCTATGCCCGCCAACTATCGGCGGCCGAAGACGCTGCCGACTTGGCGCAGTGGGAATTGCAGCGCAAAAAAGCTGATCGCATTTGGCTTGGCGACACTGTGTTTAGCGATTATCTGGCCCGTCCGCTTAACGCTGCTGCGGATCGTGTTGCTGCCGTAGAGCGCGCGTTAGGCAACCCGCTGATGGACGCAAACTTGTATCTTGGGCCGGCTGCGTTGGGCGGCTTGGCATACATGGATTCCAACAGATGACGACGCCCTACGACACACAGCCGCCGCTGCCCGATGAGGCGCCGACCGAAGCGCACCCGCCAGACCCAGACGTGATGAATGTGTGGCTTCCCGCCTTCCTCGCAATGAGCCTGCAAGCGACAAGCATTGCGTTTGTCGAGCCGCCGCTCAAGGGCTGGATCGTGCTGGCGCTGTGTCTGCTTTACATTCCAGCGCTGCGCGGCTTCTGGAAGGATATGCGCCGCGACGGCGTGATCGCCACGCTGACCGATCTTCCGGGGCGGCTAGTCCGCATCCTGTGGGTTGCGTTGCCGACCGTTGGTGAGATCGTCAACACGGTCCGCCAGCGCGGTGTGACAGGCGCATTCACCGCGTTGCCCGACAAGCTGCCGTCACTGGCCCGCCGCGTGCGTGTCGTGATGCGCGTGCAGATCGTGCCGCAAGAGGTCAACGACGTCACCGAATTGCGCAACCGCCTGTTTCCCGATCAGCCGCTGTCAACCGACCACAAGCACACGCGCGAGGCGTTTGTGCAGGTAATTATGCAGCCGCCGCTTGGCGCGGTTGCACCGGATGCACCAGAGGCCAGAGAGCGCCAGCAACGGCTTCTGCTCATGGCGCAAACCATCCCCGCTCTGGAGTACCACGGTGACGATCCGCTTGGGCCGCTGCGCAGGCCTAAACCGCCGAAGGTGATCGCGTCGCCGACCGTCACGGCGCAGGGCTTTGTGTCGATGCCCGTGGTTGCGGCGGCAGCAGCCGGCGCGAAGTGGCAGCTGTGGGCTGGCCTTGCGGCTGGCGCGCTGATCCTCGCGCTTGGCGCGTCCAACGTCATCGCCAACGCGCAAAAGAACGAAGCGCGGGCCAAGCTGGCCGAGCGGGAAACAACCGCGCGCATCTGGCGCGAGCGGGCCGACAACGCCGAGCGCCTGGCGGACGCAAACCGCACGGCGCTGGCCGAATTGGAAGAGCGCCAGCGTGCGGACGCGGCGCGCAGTGCAGCCCTTAGGGCCGACCAACAACGCCGCGCCGCGCGGGCGCAGGCAAGAGAGAAAGACCGATCCAATGCGTTTACTCGCCCTGAGCCTATCGACCTTGATAACCGCCTGCGCCAGCTTGCCGAGCCCAGCGCAGCCGCAGCCGTGCCCAGTATGCCCGCCGCCCCGTCCGGTGGTGATAGCGCCGGCCGAGTGCCAGACGGACCCGGCAGCACGCCCGCCCCTGCGCCCGGCGCCAACGATCCCGCCGGCAATACAAACCCCGGCGAGTGAGGTTGAGGCGTTGCGCAACGCGGCAGATAGGCTCAGGGCCTATGCCGAGCGCCTTGAGGGCTCATACGATGATCTGCGTGTGGCCTACGATCAGGAGGCTGTCGTGCGCTCGCGCTGCGCCGAGTGGGCGCGGTTGATTAAGTGACGCATTCGGGGGGCTGGCATGAGTGATTTAGATGCACGCTATGTGGTTTTTCGCGAACATTCCGATTTGGCCCAACGCGTCACCCGACTAGAGGGCCGGATGGAGGCGCTGCTGCAGCTGCCTGCGCAGATCAGCGAGCTGACGGCGCAAGTGCGTGGCCTGAATGAGCGTGTGTCGCAACAACTGCAAATGCAAAGCACGATGGCGCCGCCGCCGCCGCCGCCCGAGCACGGCCAATTAGCGCTTGCGCTGCACGCGCTGGCCGATGCACAGCGGGCCTCAATCTCAGTCACGGCGCAGCCTGCGTCTGCGATACCGAACCGCTTCAGCCTGACCGCCATTGTGGGTGTCGCGGCCGTGCTGATCGTGGCCGGTATGCTGATCGGCGCCACACTGGGATCTGACGTGATTTTTCGGGCTATGGGAGCCGCTGCTTAGGACTAGAACCGACATGAGCATTTTTAGCGACGCGCGGGCTTGGTGGGCCGCGCGACCAAAGCGGGCGCCTGATCCGCCTGGGGTGACAGTCAGCGAGGATATGGTGCGGGCGCTGTCGATAGCGTCTTGGGTCGCCACGATCACGCTGATCTATTTCCTTTGGACCTACACGCTTGACATTGCCGGTGATCGCGCTGCGGCTCTGCGCCTCGAAAACGCAGGTCTAAGCGAGGGGCTAAACTTCGCGTTTTGGTTCCCCTACATTGTCGGTTTCGGCTTGGTCGCGGTCGGCATTCCATACGTCGCCAAGTGGGCCATCCCGACCTTCATGGTGCTCGACTGGCAGCGCAACGCCTGGCCAAAAGCGTGGGCGCTCATCATCGCAATCAGCGTGTCGCTGGTGATTATCGCCGGCACCTTTGCCGTCCAGGGCGACGCGCTAATGGAGCGCGAGCGCGACAGCGTGATTGCCACAGAGCAGCGGGACGCAGGCGTCGAGGCGTTGCGCGCGCAGCTTGCCAGCGTGGAGCGCGATCTGGACGCCATGACGGCGGCATCCCTTGGCAGCCGCTTCCAGGCGCAGGCAGCGCGTGCTGGCGTTGCTGGCTGGCGGGCGACGGTGGCAGAGGCCGAGCGCCGCGGCGATCCGTCCGCTGCGCTCATGGCCCGCGCCATTGGCTCTGCGGAGGCCGCTGATGCGTTGCGTCGCCGGCGCGAGGAACTGGTGGGCCAGGTCGCAGCGGCGCCCACGGCGGCGAGCGTGTCGGCTCGTGTCGAGACGCAGGCTACTGGCTGGGTCAATGCGCTGTTGGCGTGGCTTGAGGGCGCACGCGCCCTGCTCTTATCCCTGGTCATGGACATCGTGTGCTTGATCATGCCGTGGATTAAAGAGCGGCTGCGACTCAAGCGGGCGGAGCAGTTGGCCATGTTTGCCGGCCCGCGCGACGAGGCCGATCTACCGCTTGGCATCCCCGATCTGCGCGGCCAAGATCGAGCGGCGCCGCAGCCGATGGATGGGCCGGAGACTGTGGCGCGCGAGGAGATGTACGACGACGAGGGCAATGTGCTGGTCAAGGTGCAGCCAGCCAAGCCCCATTGGCGGCGCAAGCCGAAGGGCCGGAAAGTGGTGGTCGAGGAGCGCGATCCCGAGGCCGATCGCGTGGCCGATGAGCCGCCCGTGCTGATGCCATCAGACGAGCGCGTTGCGCGCGACACTAGCGCAGACGTGGTGCTCGCCGATAACGCGGGTGTGTTGGTGCCCGAACCTGCGCCAGAGCCCGCGCCTGAACCTACACCCGAGCCTACACCTGAGCCTACACCCGAGCCTACGCCAGAGCTGCCGCTGGCCACTGTGTACGATGATCGTTTTGAGGGCGTGACCGACGAGCACGCGCCTGCTGTGCTGCAAGCTCATCAAGCCGGCGCGGATATTGGCGCTGTGCTGCAATCGCTTGGGTATCGCGTCGACGATCAGCGAGCGCAGGCGGTTGCGGAATAAAAAAACCCCCCCACAGCGCAAACCGTGGGGGGGGTTATTTATTTGGCCTTGGCCCATCGGCGTTGCGCCAATAGGCTTGCGGGACTGGACGCGGTTTGCGCCGGGGTTGGTTGGCGTTGCTGGCTGACGGCCCAGAGACCGGCCACCTTGAGCGCTTCGATCAGCACCACGATCGCCTTGAGGACGATGGGCGGTGTCGCAGGCGGCGGGGCTTCGACCGTCGGAAGCGAGGCTAGGCGCTGATGCGCCGCCGCTCGCTGCGGCTCGAGGCGGGCCAACTCGGCATTGCGCGCTTCTTGATAGGCGCGAAGCCGTGCCGCCGGGACGTTGGCCGGGAGAACCGGAACCGCAGCGATTTCCGCTTCGATCCGATCCACCTCGGCCTGCGCCCCAACCCGTGCCGCTTGCGCAGCCAGATAGGGCGCCGCCCGTTCCGCCTCGATCATGGTCAGCGCCCGATGCCCAGAATAGGCATTGAACAGGCTGACCCCGACGAGAAGAATTCCCGCAACCACAACACGAGCCCAAGCCTTGCGGCTGACGTGGTGTTCGATCGCGAGCGCCAGTGTGATGCCGAGAATCTCGGACGCCAACACCAGCGTAACCAGAACCACCGCGACCAAACCCGCCGCGCTGGCCCACCAACCCCAGGCGTTAAGCAGCCCGGAGGCCGCTGCAATCGCCCAGATCGCAGCCCCAGCAGCAATGACGCTGGCCGGGGTAAAAGGTGCTTTCGACATGGATTGTGACTCCTTGCTTGCTGTCGATCCCTAGAATATATACGCTGTATGGCTGCTTGTCAAGCCCTTGTATGTCTGCTATCTGTCGATCATGGGAAAAAACGTAAAAACCCCGGTCTCATTACGCATGACCGATGATGAGCTGGCGCTTCTTGAGCGCTTGGGCCAAGTGCATGGCGGCAAAGGCGCAGCGCTGGTTGCAGGCCTTCGCATGCTGAGCGAAGAGGCCTATGATCTCCGCGCGGTATCCTCGCAGGAACTGCTCGCCGAATTGCAACGGAGGCTCATCACATGAATGTGATATGGATCTTTAAGCCGCGCCGCGAAGTCATGCCGGGCTGGCTGATCTATCTGGGATCGCTGTCTGTGGTGATCGGCGTATGCGTAGGCGTGTGGTTGGCGCATTAACTTTATGCGCATCTGAGGCAGTCGCCGGAAACCCAAGGGGCGCAAGCATCGATGCGCATAAAGCCAATCGTGTGGCGGGTGCGATAGTTAATGTTTGGGGGCGGTTATGGGGTCAGCCCTTCCGCTTCGAGGATCGCGCGGCCGATGAGTTCGGGGACGATCGGGGGGTTGAGGTTGCCGAGGGCTCTAATGCGCTCCACCCGATTGGGAGCCCCATGTACCACTCGCACCACGTCGGGTTCAGGCTCCCAAGTATGGCGTTCTCGCCGTGCGATTGCAGCCCCGAACGCCGCGTGGCCGTAAGGGTGGGGAGCAGGACCGCCGTGCGCAGATTGTCGCCGCCCTTGCGTTTGGCCGACCGCCCTGGGCCGCCCATACCGTCCGTTTTCGTCAGCGTCGGCAGCAGTTCTTCCCCGGCGCGCCACAATCCAGAGGCGATCACGGATGTGGGGTGCGTCAAAGGCTGCAGCCGGGAGGCAATGCCATTCGACATCGTACCCGAGCGCGGCCAAGTCCCCGAGAACGCGGCCAAAGTCAGATCCCCCGTTAATCCCAAGCAGGTTTGAGCTGTTTTCCAGCACCGCCCATCGGGGTCGAACGTCGCCAAGTATTCGGGCGACTTCGCTCCATAGTCCGCTGCGTGCTCCGTCCAGGCCAGCGCCTGTGCCCGCTGGGCTGAGGTCTTGGCAAGGCCAGCCTCCGCAGACGACATCGGCGGTAACTCCGTCTCGCCGAAGAGCGGCAGCGTCGAGGGTGCGCACGTCGTCATAAATCGGGACATCCGGCCAGTGGCGCCGCAGCACGCGGCGGGGGTATTCTTCGATCTCGCAGAAAGCAACGATGCTCATGCCGGCGCGCTCAAGGCCCAGGGCGTAAGCGCCGATCCCGCTAAACAGGTCGAGGACGCGCAGAGCCCCGGTCATGGGGTCTCCCCATCGAGAAGGGCGCAGAGGCCCATAGCGGCGCTCATGGCTGCGGCTCCCCGGAGAGGGCGGCGGGGGAGTCAGTCGGCGCGGCTGGGAGGGGGTGGCATTGGCATTTGTCGCGCACGCACACGCGCCACGGCGGAACACCTGCCGGGCGCGGTGTATCGCGCAGCCAGGGGCACGGGGTCGGCGCGGCGCGGTCCCATTTGGCAGAACTGCTTTTCATTTGCCAGCATCACCCGCCATAGCCGCAATTGCGGCGCGGGCAATTTGCCGCGCTTTGCTGCGCCCGCAGCAGCGCAATTTCTGCCAGCAGGTCGCGGATTTCCTGAGCCTGCGCGCGCTCGATCCGCCGCAGCGCCTCCTCGGCGTCTAGTGCAGCCTCCAGCTCCGCGCGCAGGCGGATCACCTCGGCGGCAAGGGCGGGGGCGAGGGCGATGAGGGCGGCGTTGGTCATTATCTCGGCGTCAGGAATAGCCTTTGCGCCCGCGCCGTCATACAGCGCAGACTCGTCAACAGCTTTGGCCACGGTGAGCGGCATTGGATCGCCCAAGTGCACGCCGCCGCGCTCGTCATCGGCGTACACGTTCTTGAACGCGACCGTGCCGCTTGCGTCATAACTCATCATGTCAGAACGCCCGGCGTGCCACGGCCCCGGCGTGGCTCGCGCCAGCAGGTCGGCGAGGGTGGCGGTGTCGGGTGTGTCACTCATAGCTGCAGCGTTCCCGTTCTGCTTCCTCGGCATCGCACCAGCGCTGCATAGCCAGCGCCTCGATCTCGGCTTTCTCCTGCCGCGTCAATTCCACTGCGGGCGTCCACTCCACCCACACCGTGTCAGGCGCGCCGGGCTCGTGCCAGCTGTCGGGATAGCCGGGCTGCGCCTCGTACTCGACCGTTAGCGGCGTGATGATTTCGGCGCCGTCCGCATCGTGCCGGATCAGATCGTACTGAAACGTGCCGCTGTGCCGGGCTGGCGCGGGTAGGCGGCGGGAAAGGGAGGTCATGCTGCGTGCTCCTTTAGTCGCCGCAGCAACGCTGCTTTGCGCCGGCTGTCGTGCGCGCGCCGCTCATACGATTGCAGAAAATCCGCCACCATATCGCGCGAGTGCAACACGCCCAGATCGTCAGGGTCGTTCAACCGGCCGCGCATATTGGCTGCGCTGCCGTCGAATTCGTCGGCGCGGCGCTCATAGTCGCTAATCATCTGCAGGAGCAGGTATTCGTCGTCGTCGTGCATTGCGCACCTCCTTGGTTGTGAGGTCACCTTATCACCGATGATTGCAAAAGCAACCATTCTTGTAGCTTTTTTTGTGCATCCACCAAGCCATGGCCAATGATGACCGTGTGGCCAACGCTGGCAAGGTAGGCATGCCAATCGGCCTGCACTGCCGACACGACCCCGCCATCGGCGCGTTTCATCTCAATCCACAAACACCAGGCAGGAATGAAGAGATCTGGCACGCCAGCACTAACGCCTTCGACCTTGAGCCTGGCGCCCGTCGTGCGGCTTCGAGCCTCGCCATTGGGAATGGCAAAGATCCGCACTGGTTTGTGGGTCTGGCGAAACCAGCTGACAAACTCGCGTTGTTCAACGTGTTCAGAACGCGCGGCCTTGCGCCCACTGGCGACTGATGACCCGGAAGAAGCGGCCTTCTTGGCGGTATGTGATCGACGTCGGTGCGGGGGCGCTTTGTAGCTCCTCATAAACCTGATCTCCGTTGTGGCCTGTCGATATGCCCAAAGCGCCTAGGATCTTTGTCAGCTTTTCCCACGCACGATAAGACGCCGCCCCGCCGTGCCACACGGTGAAATACTCAGTCACGATAGGGTCAGTGTAGCTCGCGGGATAGTAGCGCACCCGCAGCATGTCGGTTCCATTGTTATGGATGTCCCACCGCCAGCTGGCGACTTTCATCTCACGGCCTAAAGCCGCTTCATCCGACATGATCGGCGCGATTTTCAGCTCTAAATCCGCAGGCTTAGGCGGCGGGAACTTGAATCCACACTTGGGGCATTCTCTCACTGCCGTGTGGCATAGCGTGTGGCATACCGGACAAGCCTTGACCGGCGCTTCACCGCCCTCTGTCTTCTTGGGCTTCTTAACAACCGGATCATCGAAAAGGCCATGCGTGTAGGTCAGCCCGGCAAAGTCCAAAACCAGACAATCGTCTACATTGTCCTTCAGCCTTGTCCCGCGCCCCAGCATCTGCACATAGAGCGAGGTCGAAAGGGTAGGGCGGCAGCAAGCGATCACGTCCACGTTGGGCGCGTCGAAGCCGGTCGTTAGCACATTCGCGTTTGTCAGCGCCCTAATCTCGCCAGCCTTAAAAGCGCGGATGATTTCCTCTCGCTCTTCGGCTGGCGTGGTCCCCACAATCGTTTCCGCGATCACGCCTTTTTCCCGCAGCGCATCCCGCATTGCAAAGGCGTGGCCCACCCCAACGCAAAACACCAGCCAGCTTTGGCGTTGATAAGCCTTTTCAACAATCTCCTCAGCGACAGATTTGTTTAGCGCTTCTGTGTTCACAGCCGCGTCAAGATCCGCCTCCACATATTCCCCGCCTTTCTTCTTGACGCCCGCGAGGTCAAACTGCGTGGCCGTAGCCAGCGAGCGCAAGGGCGCAAGGTAGCCCTGCTTCACCAGATCCATCACCCCAATTGGCTCGATCAGATCCGTAAAGAGCGCAGGCGCATCCGTGATGTAACCATGGCCTAGCCGGTAAGGCGTGGCCGTCAAGCCGATCACTTTCAAGTCAGGCGTCTTAGCCGTCAGCTGCGCAATCAGCCGCCGATAATGGCCGTCAGCCGTGTGGTTGATGCGGTGGGCTTCATCGATAATCACGATGTCCACGCGGCCCAGCAGGTCCACCTTTTTGGCCACACTCTGAATGCCAGCGAACGTGATCGACTGCCCTGCATCGCGTTGCCTAAGCCCCGCTGAGTAAACCCCCAGCGGCGCATCTGGCCAATGCTGGCGCATTTTCTGGGCGTTTTGCTCGATCAGTTCCTTGACGTGAGTAAGCATGAGAATGCGCTGATCAGGGTAGGCCATCACCACCAACCGACAAAACTCGGCGATGATGTGGCTTTTCCCCGCGCCGGTTGGCAGCACCAAGCAGGGATGGCCGTCGTGGTTCTGGAAATACTCAAACAGCATGTCCAGAGCGCGCTGTTGATAATCTCTTAACATTAAAACGGCGTCCAATGTTTTTCGATTAATTCCCGCGACGACACATGGCCGTCGCCATTAATGACCCTCTGTCCGTCGATCGCGTAAACGCCCGCCACTCCGTCCAGGCTGTCGAGCATTTTCCATGGCGTCAAATCCGGGTGCAGCACGTGCTTGGGGCAGCCCTCGATCTGTGCGTCCACAGGGATTTCTGCGTCCCACACCGCGCAATGGCTCGTGCCATCTGGCCGCGCTGTGTAATGCGCGCATGTGCGGCAATTGACTTCCGTGGTCAGGTTAGACACATGGCAAAAGTGAAAGCCGGGGCAGGTCTTGCATTGCCACCATGCCGCGCTGGCTTGATGCATAGGCTCGGGCATATGATCGGAGCAGGACACCCTTAAGCCCCGCGCAATGGCGTCTTCCGCCGTCAACCGATCGTATTTCACGCGCTCGAAATAATAGCGGTCGTCGTCTTTGCAGATCGCCACATACAGCGCCCGCTCCAGGCCCGTCGCGTGCATGTACACCTGCATCTGCACATAATGCTCAGGCTTGGACGACTCGACGCCAGATTTGGTAAGCGCGATGAAGCTGGCCTTGTTGTGGGTCTTAAACTCGGCGACGTGCTTCTTCGCCGGGGCCTCAGGCAGCCCGAGAACAATGGCGTCAATGGTGCCAGCAACGTGACCCTCGATCGCCACGCGCGCCTGCTCTGATACAATCTCAACCCCAGCCATCTGGAGATCCTTAAGGATCGTCTCTTCCTCGCGCTGCCCGCGCCGGAAAATGCGCAGCACGCGCCCTTCAAAGCTGCGCGCCGTGGCCCAGCGGAAGCTAAGCCATAGCCATCGATCGCATGGGTGGCCAAGCATTGACGCCCCAAGATGGGGGCGAGGCTCGCGCCCCGCCTCCTCTTGTTGATGAGCCTTGTCAATCAGCGCGGCCAGATCATTCTGGGCTTCGGGAAGGGCGCTCATGACCGCTTCTTCCACGGCGGGGTTTGGCCGCTCAACGCTTGGCTTGTCGCCGCGCCGGGTTGTGCGCCAGACTGTGCGCCAGACTGTGCGGACGGTTGCGCGGCCGACTGTGCGCCAGACTGTGCGGACGGTTGCGCGCTAAACCCATTGGCCCGCGCCTCAAGAGCTTTCCAGCCTTTGACATCATTGCTGGCCTTGTATTGCCCATCGGCAGGGCGGATCTCCAGCTTGATCTCGCACGTCCCGCCAATCAGTTGATCAGTGTCGGAAATGCGCTCAAGCCCGATCGCCATCATAAGTTGGCCCAGCTGCTGGCGCCCAATCTGCTCGGCTTTGGCCGATGGGTTGGAAATGTTAAGGTTGCCGTAGATCACCCGGCCTTGGTGCGTCGGGCCGATAATGTCGTAACGCACTGCCAGATATTGGCCCGTGTTGGCCTTGTTGGGCCGGGCCTCAACCGCCGCCACCCTGGCCTTGTACCACCCAGGGGGAAGGGGATCGTAGGATGTCTCGATCATTTCAGGCAGGTCATCGAGGGAAAAGTCCAGTTTCATCGTGGTCTCCTTAAAAGTCTGTGCGAATTAAAAGTCTGCACGGATGGTAAAGGTCGGACGGCCTGGCGTAATGGTGATCGCCGGGAGCAGGGGCTTCGTGATGTTGGTTGCCGCCGCGTCCCAGATCTTCTTGTTTACCTCAGGCTTCCACCGGAACAGCGTGGCGAGGTGATCGGTCAGGCCATTGGCTTCGGCCAAAACCTGAAGCTGGTCGCTGTCGATTTTCCAATTGTCGCGCTCGCTGATGCGAACTGTGTAACCGGCCCATTCGGTTTGACCCTTGGCCAGCATGGCGTCTTCGATCTGGCGGCGTTTCTCAATCGCGGCAAGCTCGGCTTCTTTGGCTTCAAGCCATTCGGCGGCAAGGTTGGTTGTAAGCTGGTTGGTCATTGCGCACCCCCTTGTATCTTCGCAATGATTTGTCCCAGATCAGGCGCTTCCCATGGCGCGAGCTGGCCGGAGCGATCCTTTGCCAACCAAAGCCCGTCGCTGTCGCACATCAACCCGCGCTGTGGGATGCCATCGGCGTCGCGCTCTACACGCAACGCAAGCACCTCATCGAAGAAATAGGGCAGGGCTTGGCCGGTCTTGTTGCCAGGCATGCTGGGGGAGTAAAGCATGCGGCCCATCTCATCGGCCTGCTTTTCAAGCTTGGCCGTCATGTAAACATGCTTGCCGGGCAGATCGCGGAAGGCGCGGATTATTTCGGTCATGGTGTCCTGCATCGCGCCGTAGGCCTGCCGCGGATCTTTGGCGACGCGCTTTTCGGCGTTCAGCACGACCTCAGCAATTTCGCTAATGCTGTCGATCGCCACGGATTGAAAGTCTTGATCCGACTGCAGCCAAGCCAGCGCCTCCCTGAGGTCGCCCATGTTTCCGATCTCCACATATGGCAGATCGGCGCCAGCCACGGACAGAAGCCCGCCTTCGGCTGACAGGGTGATGGGGTTGGGAAGGGTCGGGATTAAACTTGTTTTGCCGGCGCCAGCCTGTCCGTAGACAAGCAGCTTTACGCCATCACGGGCAATGGCGCCCGTGCGCTTTAGGGTAATAGCCATGGTTTCGTCTTTCGTTTGCTCAGTCGGCCAATCCGGTCGAGCAATTGGACCTTGCGCAATTTGAGCGATTGTGTCAACAGCAGTGAGCGAAAAAAATATCAGGACTGATCACATGCAGACTATTGAAGCTATCCGAAAACAATTGCAGGATCGAAACCTGCGGGCGGTCAGCCGGTTGACGGGAGTGGGATATGCAACAATCCTGCGCCTGATGCATGGCGCCACGCCGTCGTACGCCGTGTTGAAAAAACTGAGCGACTATCTGGGGGAAAGAGTTGACTGACCTGACGACTTTTTGCGCCCGCCCTGTTCGAGGGGGGCGGATGTGACTGACCTGACGCATATCCTAGGCGGTCCATGGAGCCCACCAAGGCCAGCGCCGATCGACGATCAGATCAGAGACGCCATGCGGTCGGCGGGAATACAGCCACCCCACACGATCGTGATCGACGGCACGCTGCATCGTTACCAGACGGGCAGCAAGGGCCAGGCCGGGCATGATAGGGCAGGCTGGTATGTGTTTTTCCCCGATGGCGTGTGCGCTGGCATGTTTGGCGACTGGCGCACTGGCGTGACGCAGACCTTTAGGGCTGAGGTTGGGCGCCCACTGACGGCTCATGAGCAGATGGCTATCACTCGCAGGCAGGCTGAGGCCCGCGCCGCGCGAGACGCCAAGGCCGCGCAAGCCGCCGAAACGGTCGAGGCTATTTGGAGCCAAGCCGGTCCCGCCAGTGACGATCACCCATACCTCGCGCGCAAGAAGGTTAAGGCACACGGCCTTCGCATTACCGGCGATGGGCGGTTGATGGCTCCCCTCTACGATCACACGGGCGCGCTGTCGTCGCTGCAATATATCGACGCCGAAGGCGGCAAGCTCTATCACGCAGGGGCGGCGACCGGCGGGCGGTATTGGGTTTTGGGAGCGACAAATGCTCAAGCGGCAAATGCTCAAGCGATAAATGCTCAAGCGATAAATGCTCAAGCGGCGGGCGGCTCCGAGGTTGTCTACATCGCCGAAGGCTTCGCCACAGCGGCCACCATTCACGAGACTACCGGCAAGCCCTGCGTGGTGGCGTACAGCGCCAACAACCTAGTTTCTGTAACAGGTTGCATACGCGAGGCCCACCCGGGCGCTGAGCTGGTTATTGTGGCGGACAATGACGCCAGCGGCGTCGGAGAAAAATACGCAACCCAGGCAGCCGCCAAGCACCGCGCCAAGGTGGTGGTTATTCCTATTCAGGGTGACGCCAATGACTACGTTGCCGCCGGCCATGACCTGCAAGCCCTGCTCAACCCGCCGATCGAGCAATGGCTTATCCCGGCAGATGAGTTTTCATCCCAGCCCGCGCCGTTGCGTTGGCTTGTCAAGGGCTGGATCCAGGCCGAAGCCCTGCACATGATCCATGGACCATCGGGCGGGGGCAAGACATTCGCCGTGCTTGACCTGATGTTGCACATGGCGGCTGGCCGCACCGACTGGAACGGATGCAAGGTCAAGCCGGGGGCGGTGGTCTATCTCGCCGGCGAAGGACACCATGGCTTGCGAGGGCGCGTCGCTGCGTGGAAACAACACCACCAAGCCGACAGCCTGACAATGTGGCTAAGCCGGGAAGGGTGTGATCTTAATACCAAGGAGGGCCTGCAGCATGTCATCGACCACATCAGGAACCTGAACCGCCAGCCTGATGTGATCGTGGTGGACACCCTGCATCGCTTCCTGAGGGGCGACGAGAACAGCGCCCAAGACGCCAAAACTATGTTGGACGCGTGCGCCTACCTCATGCGGGGCTTTGGCTGCGCGGTCATTCTCGTTCACCACACAGGCGTGAGTGAGGAAGCCCAGCACCGCGCCAGAGGATCGAGCGCTTGGCGGGGGGCGCTGGACATCGAGATCAGCGTAGTCCCCGGCGACAACGGGTGCCTGCGTTTGGTCCAGAGAAAGAGCAAAGACGCTGAGCTGAAGCCGCCTTTGAACGCCAAGCTCGAGACCGTCACCCTCGCCGGATGGGTCGATGAGGATGGCGAGGCCGTCACCAGCGCGGTGTTCGTTGAGGCCCCGCCAGAGCCAACAGAAGCCGCTTTTGCCGGGCACGGGGCCATCCATCACCATCAGAAATTATTTTCCAGGGCCTGGGTCGAAGGTGGAAAAATATTGCTTGGCGAGGATCCGTTCGTTTTTAGGGAGGCGGTGGCCAAACTGCTGGAAAATGACGGCTACAAGCCAGGGTCGGTCAAAAACATTCTGGCGCCGGGCAGCAAAGGGAAGCCTGTGCATGACTTGCTGAACGCTGGATGGATCCAAAGGGCGTCGCATGGAGAGGGGGGCGAAGGCGGCGGTTCGGACGGTGGTTGGGCTATCATTGAGCCAGGTTGGAGGGCCTCACTTTTGGTCATTAGTGACTCACCGGTGAGTCATCGATGACTTTGCGTTACAAAGTCATCGGTCACTTTCGGGTCATTTGTGAGTCATCGATGACCGCTCAAAAGTGAGCACTATTTAACTCGGTCAGTCATTCACTTTCTCCCCTCCCCCCGTAGGGGGGGGGAAATGAGTGACCGAGTGAAATGGCTCACCATGGACGTTTGAAGGGGGTGTGTTTGGGGGTGGCGCGTAAAGGCAAGCTGGTTAGCTAACTTGGTTTAGTTGGGTGGGGGGCGGGGGGTGCGGGTTGACAGGGTTTGGCAGGGTCTGGCTGGCTTGTGGCTGGCTTGTGGCTGGCGCAATGAGTTGTGGAGGCAGGCGGCAGTGATTGAAGGGAACGCAATGGGATTGAAGGGAACGCAATGGGAGAAGCGCGATGAGTGAAGCAACGACCAGATGGCAAGCGCAGCGGATTGAGGAGCTGGAGGCAGAAATTGCCGAACTGCGCGCGAAGCAAAAATTGCCTTCGGACGTGCATGAAGCCGCTCGCCGTTTGGTCCGGGGCAAAGGGCAAACGCAGTATGGTCGCAACTGGGGGGTGAAAACCGTCGCACGGCTTTATGTGGCGTATCCGCGTGTCGTGTCCCGCGAGGCTCTAGTCCAAGAACTTGGGCCTAATGTGTGCGCCGAAAGCTGCGCCAGCGTCGCAGCGTGGCGCGCACGAAAGGCCCTGCCGCCCGGCTCTATCGAGACAACATGGGGCGTGGGTTACCGCCTCACAGCGACCGGCCGCGCCGCAGTCCAAGCGGAAATTGACGCAATGCATCACGAGCAACAGGAGACCGATCGTGCTCAAAACGTCTGAACCAAAAACGTGGGCGCCCGAAGAGGACGCTGACCTGATCCGCGAGTGGAACACCGGCAAAAGCGCGCGATTGCTGGCTGCGGTGTTCGGCCGATCTCGCAATGCCGTGATCGGCAGGATCAACCGATTGCGAGCAAAGGGCGTCCGCTTGCGCACGGTCGATGCGCCGCCAACGCGCACCAGGCTTCGCGCCCACCCGCTACGGACGCCAGCCGCAGACGTGCCGCTGGCGCCAGACGCCGGCTACCGCGTTGGTTTGCTGTCGGCGCGAGACGGGCAATGCCGGTGGCTGTGCTCACCGCCCGGTGATCCTGGCATCTACTGCGGCGCGCTCACGCTGCACGGCAAAAGCTGGTGCAGCCATCACGCTTCGGTCGTGTTTGCGCCAGAGCAGCAGCCAAAGATCAGCCAGCCACGAACGGGGCGCCGCTGACTAAACTGTTGTGGGAGATGCAGCGGTCAATAGGCGCTTGACGTTTACCGACAAATCAGGGCATGCGAGCGTCAGCTCGTTGATCTGCGTCCGGGATCTCCCCTCGGGCGCAAGGGGTACGACATGACGAAAGTGCATACGTTGCCACCCAAAACGGTCGTGGCGCTGCCCGGCCCAACGGCCGAGAGCGTCCAGGCCGATATGCTGGCCAAGGTCGAGCGCACGCACGAAATGACTGGCGAGATGGTCGCGCTCCTGCACCAGCGCTGGGACGAATCGATCAAGCTGGCCCGCGCTGAAGAGGTTGCCCGCGCCAAACGCAATGACGTGTGGATTGGCGGCGGTGGCGCCGCCTTGGGGGCTGCGCTGGCAATCGGCGTGGTGTTTTTGCTGGGCCAGACGATGAACCGCAATGCTCTTGAAGCGACTACGCAGGGGATCGTCATCGGCAAGGCCGAGGCCGCCAATGATGCGCTGCGCGAGCGGGCCAACGAGCGCCCCGAGGATCAAGGTTTTAGGCGCACACCAAACGGATGGCAGAAATGAAATTCAACGGACCCGAGGACGCCGCGCGCTGCGCGATCGAAAGTGAACAGGAATGCCGCAAGCTGGAGCGCCTGCTTGCTGAGCAGACTGAGCGCCGCGATCTGGCCAAAACCTATTTGACCAACTGGTTCGAGCGCCCGCCAGCGGTTGAGCCGGCGATTACCATCGAGGTTGCCGGCGAGACGTACAGCTACCCCAACGGTGAGGCACAGCAATGAAACTTTCTTTTGCCCTTCCGCCGGGCTTCACGGCTCTTGGCACAATCGTTGCTGGCGCCCTGCTCTGGGTCGGCGCGCAGCTGCCTAGCGCCCTGTTCGGCCTGCTGACCAAGCACGGCCCTGCTTTGATCCAGGCTGCAAGCACGGCGGGCGGCTGATGGCAAAGCGCCCCGGCCTTTACGCGAACATCCACGCCAAGAAGGCCCGCATCAAAGCGGGGTCTGGCGAGAAGATGCGAAAGCCCGGTGCAAAAGGCGCTCCCACCGCGAAGGCGTTTCGCGAGAGCGCGAAAACAACGAAGCGTTAAAGCGAAAAACAGAGTTAAACAGAGTTGTTTTGACAAATGGGACTTCGCGGCCCTCAACCAGGCACAGTAAAGAAGCCCCAAAGCAGCGGGCGGAAAAAGGGTACGCTCAACAAGGCGACCGTGGATTTGAAGGCTATTGCCCGCACCATGGAGCCGGAGGCGACCAAGCGCCTTGGTCAGCTATTGCGATCGGAGAATGAGGCCGTCGCCCTTGGAGCCGTCAAAGAGGTGTACGACCGCGCGTTTGGCAAGGCCACGCAAGTGGTTAGCGGTGAGAACGGCGGGGCTATTTACCTGATGGTGTCAACAGGCGTCCCGCATGCCTCAGAAGCAGATTAACCTCGCCTACTACCCACGCGAATGGCAGGCTGAATGCCACAGACGCAAGGCGCGGTTCCGTGTGCTGGCGCTTCACCGGCGAGCCGGGAAGACTGAGTTGGCCCTGATGGAGCTGATTGACGCAGCGCTTAAGACTACCGCGGACCTAGCCTACTACGTCTATCTTGCGCCCTTTCTCAAGCAAGCCAAGACCATCGCATGGGCGCGGCTCAAGCAACGGCTGGCCCCGCTCCTGAACGTCAACGCTGTGGCGGTGAACGAGAGCGAGCTGTCAATCAAGCTGGCTCACAACGGCGCAGTGATCCGCATCTTCGGCGGCGACAATCCAGACGCCTTGCGCGGCGTGCGCCTTGATGGCGTGGTCATCGATGAAGTCGCCCAGATCAAACCTGAGGTGTGGCAGGACATCATCCAGCCCGCGCTGTCTGACCGCAAAGGCTGGGCGCTGTTCATCGGCACGCCGAGCGGCGTTAACCTTTTCAGCGAGCTTTTCTTTCGCGCCAAGACCCTGCCGGATTGGCGGTCCGATCTTTATACCGTGTACGACACTGACGCCCTTGACCCCGACGAAATCGCGCGCTTGCGTCGGGATATGAGCGAGACATCATTCAGCCGCGAGTATCTGTGCGATTTCAGCGCGGCGGGCGAGGATCAGTTGATTAGCCTGTCTGACGTGCAAGCCGCGACGCAACGGCATTACGCGATCACGGAATACCAGTGGGCGCCGCGCATCCTTGGGGTGGATCCTGCGCGCTTTGGCGATGATCGCAGTGTGATCTTCCCGCGTCAGGGCATGGTGGCCTTTCCGCCTATCGTCCTGCGTGGCGTGGACAACATGGACCTGGCCTCGCGTGTTGCGGCTAAGATCGCCGAGTGGCAACCGGACGCGGTGTTCATTGACGCAGGCAATGGCTCAGGCGTGATCGATCGCCTGCGCCAGCTTAAGTATGAGGTCACCGAAGTCTGGTTCGGCGGGCGCCCCATCGACGAGGCGCACAAAGACAAGCGCACCGAAATGTGGTGCGGGCTGGCTGAGTGGATCAAGCTAGGCGGCGCGATCCCTGATGATGTGGCGCTTAAGCAGGATCTCGCCGCGCCCACCTACGCTTTTACGCAGACAGGCAGGCGCGTGCTGGAAAGCAAGGATGACCTCAAGGCGCGCGGGCTACCATCGCCTGACCTTGGCGATGCCCTGGCCCTGACCTTCGCCGCACCCGTTGCAGCCAGAACCCGCTTTGAACGTCAGCGCGATGAGTTGGCCCGGCCTCGCTCGCGTGGTGAATACAACCCCTTGGATATGGTCTGATGGCGATCCCGCGCGAGATTGTGGCTAGCGAATGGATTGACCGCGCCTGGCCGCTGCTCGAGGAGCACTACGCCGAGCTGGCCACCGTGCCGGACATCATGCTGCTCAAGCCTGACGTAGAGCGGTATCAGGCCCTCGAGGCGGCGGGCAATCTGTTCGCGATTGGCATGTTCGCTCATGTCGACACTCATGTCGATGGCGGCGAAACCCTAGTCGGCTACAGCGTGAACATTGTTTGCACGAACCTGCACTATGGCGATTTGCTGATGTGTCAGAATGACTTGCTTTTTGTTCGCAAATCACACAGGCGCGGTATGACCGGCATGCGGCTAATCACGGCGACTGAGCGCGCGGCCAAGGATAGAGGCGTCAAGATGATGCTGTGGCACGCTAAGCCGGGGACGACCCTTGATCGGATGCTTCCAAAACTGGGCTACGATCCGTTTGAAACCATCCACTATCAGGTGCTGTGATGGCTGATCCTGTAACCCTAGCGATTGCAGCCAGCGCCGCCGCATCTGGCGCAAGCGTTTACCAAGGCCAGAAGGCCCAGAAGGCCCAACGCCGCGCCGCCAACCAAGCTACCATGCAAGCCGAGATGCAACAGCGCCAGGCCGAGCGCGAGTTCAACCGCGCTAACCAGAAGCGCCCTAACATCGCAGCGCTCGCCGCGCGCAATCGCGCCATGAGCGGCGGCGGTGTAGGCGGCACATTCCTCACCGGCACAATGGGTGCGCCAACCAGCGGCGGCATGCTGGGCCGCACGAGTTTGCTAGGATCATGATCCCAAAGACCGACATGCTGCGCCGCTGGACGGCGCTCCAGACCGAGCGGTCCAGTTGGATCGCACACTGGCGCGAGCTGTCGGATTACCTGTTTCATTCGACGCGGTTCTACAAGAGCGACCGGAACAAAGGCACGAAGAAGCACAACGCGATCTTTGACAGCACGGCTTCACGCTCCCTGCGTATCCTGTCAGCCGGCATGATGAGCGGCATGACGTCGCCCGCTAGGCCATGGTTTCGCTTGGCTTTGCCCGATGAAGATCTGATGGACTACGCTCCGGTCAAGTCATGGCTGGCCGAAACGCAAGGGCGCATGCTGAACGTGTTTGCTCGATCGAACACTTACCTCATGCTCCATTCGTGCTACGAACAGCTGGGCGCGTTTGGCACAAGCGCGTCGATCCTCATGGATGACTATGACGCCCTCATCCACCATTACCAAAGCCCCGTTGGCGAGTTTGCCTTGGCCACGGATTACAGGGGCAACGTCAACACGATTTACCGCGAGTTCGAGAGGACCGTTGCCGAGCTGGTCGCCGAGTTTGGGTACGATCAATGCTCGCGCACGACCCAAGCGCTTTACAACTCAGGCAATCTCGATGCGTGGGTGCCGATCATCCACGGCATTGAGCCGCGCAGCGATCGCGATGCACGCAAGGCGGATGGCAAGAACAAGCCATGGCGCAGCGTCTACTTCGAGCCTGGCCGCGAGGACGCGGGCGACAAGGTGTTGCGTGAGAGCGGCTACGATAGGTTCCCCGGCCTAGCCCCGCGCTGGCACAAAATGCCCGGCGATGTGTATGGCAACAGCCCCGGCATGGAAGCATTGGGCGACATCAAGCAGCTTCAGCACGAGCAGCTGCGCAAGGCCAATGCCATCGACTATCAGACCAAGCCGCCGCTCCAAGTGCCGGCTGGCATGAAGGGCCGCGACCTAGACTATCTGCCCGGCGGCGTGACCTATGTTGATGCGCCCGGCGCCCAGAACGCGGTATCGACCCTGTTCAACGTGCAGCTGGACCTGCAACATCTGCTCTTCGATATTCAGGACGTGCGCGAGCGCATTCGTGGCGCGTTCTATGCCGATCTCTTCCTCATGCTGGCTTCGACCTCTCCAGGTCGCATGACCGCGACTGAGGTGGCAGAGCGGCACGAGGAAAAGCTCCTGATGCTTGGCCCTGTGCTCGAGCGTTTGCACAATGAGCTTCTTAAGCCCCTGATCGACGAAACCTTCACCCGCATGGTTCGGGCCGATCTCATCCCGCCACCACCCGAGGCCCTGCAGGGCGTGGAGCTTGACGTGGAGTTCGTGTCCATGCTTGCCCAGGCGCAGCGGGCGATCGGCGTTAATGGCGTTGACCGCTTCGTTGGCGCCCTAGGCATGGTGGCCCAGATGCGCCCTGAGGTGATCGACAAGATCGACGTGGACAAGTGGGCTGACAGCTACAGCGACATGCTTGGGGTGGATCCCGACATTATCGTCGCATCCGAGAACGTGGCCATTATCCGCCAGCAACGCGCACAAGCTCAAGCCCAAGCCCAACAGATGCAGGCCGCGCAGATGCAGGCTGATGCAGCGGCCAAGCTTGGCACGGTCAAGACCGACGAAAAGAACGCCGCTACCGATCTCATCAACCTTTTTAGCGGCTATGGAGGAACCTAACATGCCTGGAATGAAACCCTACGGAGCCAAGCCCGCCGGCAAGGGCGGCAGCAAGAAGCCGATGGCGCCATCAAAAGGCGGCGGCAAGAAACCAATGCAGAAGGGCAAGTGATATGGGTGCGCCCGTCGTTTCCCAAGCCCTCGAAGTTCGCACCGCCACGATCGCCAACGCCGCGAGCCTGTCGGATGCTGTGGATTTTGGCGGGCGCAAGCTGGTCGCCATCGACATGCCTTCAAGCTGGACGGCCGCGTCGCTGACCTTCCAAGCTAGCGTGGATGGCGTCACCTATGATGACCTGTACGATGGCGGGACCGAGCGCACACTCGTGGTCGCCGCTTCGCGCTATCTGGCGCAAGCTATTGGCGATTGGGTAGGCGTGCGGTTTTTGAAGATCCGTTCTGGCACAGCCGGCACGCCGGTTAACCAGGGCGGCGCGCGAACGATTACCTTGGTGGTGCAGCCGTGAGCATTCTGGCGCTTTGGCTTAAGCGAGGCTTTATCGGAGATCGGGCAAGCCCCGGGGGCTCTGTAGCTGACGAAGTTGTCTCTCGTGATGGGCTGCTTCTTGTAGCCCGTGATGGCTCAACGATTGTGGGGCGTGACCTATGAGCACTATGCCAATCTATGCCCTTGTCGATACGTGGAACGCCGCCGGCACGACTTTTACGGGCATAGGCTTGAACGTCACCGACACCGCCTCCGCAGCGGGCAGCCTGCTGCTGGATTTGCAGGTGGGGGGAAGTAGTCGGTTTAGTGTCAGCAAAGACGGCCTGCTTACTTTTGGCTCGGGCGGCGAGCTTGTGGAGTTGTTTGCGCGCGGATCTGAAACGCCGGGAATTGGCGTGCCAGTGTTTCGTCGCGCGACCGCAAACGGCCCAACGGCTTTGGACATTTACCCAAACGGTACCGGAGGAACGGACGCGACAGGGGTGGCATGGTTGCATGTGTTAAGCCGGGATTTAACCGGGCGACCAGCGGCTTTGCAGTCGCTGTGGCAGACAGCGCTTGTAAGCTGTCGTCGCGACGGCGTTTCACTAGGGTCGATGACCAGCACCGGAAGCATTGCGCTTACAGGCGCGAGCGGCACGGGCACGCAGATTACCTTCACATTTGCAAACGTAGGGTTTGCGACACCGTTTCAAGTTAACGAAGCCATTACAGTGTCTGGCGTCACGCCAAACGGTTATAATGGCAATTTTATTGTCGTGTCTTCAACCGCCACGACAGTTGTCGTGAATGGGTCGGAAAGCGGCGCGTACACGAGCGGCGGTACGCTGGCTATGCGCGCACTGCCCGCGACGTTTCATGGCGCGACTGTGACATTGCGTTCCACTCAAGCCGGTGTATCTGGTTCCGATTTTGCTTATTTCGACGCAGCCGGCGTGACATTGGCGGGCGGCGCTAGCGCGGCAAGAGTAATAGTTACCAACGGCACTACCAACGGCATGAGCCTAGCGGCAATTTATCCGCTTTCGTGGGAAAGCGGCACCAGTGGTACGATACAATACACGACCAGAGACCTTTTTCTCCACCGCGACGCCGCCGACACCTTCGCGCAGCGGCGGGGCACGAACGCGCAGGCGCATCGCTGGTATCGTTCGTTTACTGACGCATCTAACTACAGCCGCGTTTATCTGGGCTGGAGTTCATCGACGGCCATCCTCGCCACCGAAGGCGCGGGAACGGGATCGCGCGGAAACATTGCTTTCGGCACTGCCGCTTTAGCGACTAGCGCAACCGTTGGTTATGTCATGATCCCATCCAGCGCGGGCGCTCCTACGGGCGTTCCGGCAGACATTCCGACAGGACAAGTTGCGTTGCATTACGACACCAGCAACAACAAAATTTACGTTTACAACGGCGGTTGGGTTTCAACGGCGGCGCTGACTTAAGGAGCAAATTTTATGACTTACACTATCACAATTGCAGACAACTACACGACTCCAGAAGGTCCGTTTGCGGACAATGCGGCTTATCTGATCTTTGTCATGAACAAGGCCGCTGAGAGCTACCGCAACCAGTACGCAGCCGCCGATTTCGAGGCGGGCATCACCGCCGCGCGCGAGGCGTACAACGCCGCCCTGCCAGCCCCACAAGAGGAAGCCGCCTGATGACCTTGGAGCTTACCCCCGCTCAATTTCAGGTGCTCGCCGGCTTGCTTGACATCGCAATCAAGCAAATAGGCATTCGCGCTTTCGAAGAAGACGTGTGCCAGCTCATGGCGAAAGTGAAAGAAAGCGCAAAACGCACAGGGGATGGCGGTGACTAAATCCTACGTAAATGTCAAGACGCTCAATAATCTTGCGCCAAATATTGCCTATATCAGAGCTAACAATGTGTTGGCGGCCAACCTTCCGCAGACAAGCCTGCTGATAGGTGGAGACGGCGGCGGCGCTGTTTACAAAATAGATCCAACGGACACCACGTCTCTGGACGATGGCGCAGGCATTCTGGTTGATGCTGTTGGGCAGCGTTGGCGGCGGCAATTCTACAACGGTTTGTCGACCAGAGGGCCCACGTTCTTTGTCGACAGCGTAGGCGGAAATAACAGCAATGCTGGTACCTCCACCACAACGCCAGTTCAAACAATTGCCCAAGCGTTGACCTTGGCTTCTGGAATATCGAACCCACAGATATTGCTCAAACGCGGGTCTGTTTTTAGGGAGCAGTTTCAGATCCCAGATCAAGCTTATGTCGGCGTGTACGGAGAAAGCGGTGCAGCCCCGATCGTTTCAGGGGCTGACCTGGTCGCCAATGCTTCTTTCAGTTTAACGCCTGCGCAAGTAAATACGTATCGCGTTGCTCTTTCAAATATCCCCGCGACGACAAACAGCTATGTTGGCGTTACCAACAGCGATGTGCTGATGGTGTGGGAAAACAATACGCGCCTAGGTTTGACGTTTAACCAAAGCGGCTACACACGCCCAGCATCGATTGCGGATGTCGAAGCGACAGCCGGCTCGTTCTGGTGGGACAGCGTCAACAAAATTCTCTATGTGCATCCGACTGGCAGCACAAACCCGATCACAAACGGAAAGACTTACGAAATCAGCGTTCGCACCCTGTGTTTGCATGGCGGGGACGGCTTTTTCGTTCAGGGTCTTATCGCTGAAAAAGCTGGGGCAAAAACCAGCACAGGTCAGCAAGGCTACGCGATACTCGGGTTCAAGTCTGGTCATTATAAAAACTGTGTCGGCAGGCAGGCGTGGAACCACGCTATCGGGGTCGCAAACGGCGAGATCGCTGATGACCTTATTTTTGATGAGTGCCTAGCGGAGGACTGCGAGCGGCAGGTTATCAGTTATCCAACCAACTTTGTCGCGTTCAAGTCCGGCGCGAAACCTTCAAAGGTGATTATTCGCAACTGCATCGCACGCCAGTTAACACCTTGGGCCGGGGCTGGATCGTTTGGGGAAGTGGGTTTCTTCCACCATGGACCGTCTATCATCTGCGAATACCAGGGCGTCAACTACACTCAGAACATGCGTTACGGCGTGCAGATCTTGAAAGACACCGGCGCTACGATGGCGACCTGCTACATAAACGGGTCATGGGTGTTCGACAATTGCGTGACGGGCTTTTACTACGCGACAATGGCGGATGCAGGGGCTTTTGTATCAGTGCAAGCAAAAAACTGCGAGCTGGCGCTGGATCTGAGGCGTTCCTGCGATGTGTTCGCGCGGATAATTGACTGCACAAACGGCATTCAAGCAGGCTTTGGAACGGCAGGGTCTCCGGTCACTGTGAATGTCAGAGACACAATGATCATTCAAAAAACAGCGGCTGTTTTGCAAAACGATAATACAGGCATTCAGGCTTTTGGCGCGTTTTCTAAGTTCACAGTCAGGGACACGCTGTTTCACAACCTTGGTTGCGCCATCAGAGGCGACAACGACACTAATAACCCCATTACAACCAGCGATTACAACCAGTTCAGCACGCTCGTTCGCGTTTGGTCGAGTATAAACCTGACGCCAACTTTCGGCACTACGCTTTCCGGCTGGCAGAGCGCCAGCGGTCAGGACGCAAATTCGAGTAATGCCGCAGCGACTATCACCTTTTCTGATCGTCGTTTTCCTAACGTAACCCCCGCCTTGTCGTCGGTGTTATAAGTCTTTTGGAGCGCATCAATGCCCCTTAAACGCGGTTCATCAAGCAAAACCATCAGCGCCAACATCCGCACCGAGATGGCGGCGGGCAAACCGCAAAAGCAGGCGGTGGCCATTGCTTTGTCAAAGGCTGGCAAGAAAAAGAAATGACCGACTTCGACCCTTTCGACATCCAAACTGCCCAGGCCCGCGAGAATGATCGCAGGCACACGGCGGCTATGGAGCGGCGAGCGGAGGCTGAAGACTGGTCTTGGTTGCTCGCCAGCAAGCGAGGCAGGCGCATTGTGCGGGAACTTCTCGACGTGGCTGGCGTGGCGCGATCCAGTTTTACAGGCAGCAGCGAGACCTTTTACCGCGAAGGCCAGCGCGCCATTGGGCTGCATATCCTGCGCCAGGCCTGGACCCATGCGCGCGAAGAAGTGCCAAACTTACTGAGGGCTGACGATGAATGATATTCCCGAGACGTTGATGACCGCCGCAGAGATCACCGCAGGCGCGCCATCTACGACGGCCAGCGCCACCGATGCATCGGTGACTGGCGACCAGCAGCCGAAGGCCGGCGAGAGCACGCCACCCGCGGAAAACCAGCCCGCGGCCACTGGCGATGAGGTCAGCTATGATTTCAAGTTCGAGGGGGACGTCGACGTTGACGCAACCTCCCTCGAAGACCTGAAGTCGCTAGCCAAGGATCTTAAGCTACCGCTCGATCAGGCGCAGATGATTGCCGATCTTGGCCAGAAGCAAGCCCAGCGCTGGCTTCAGGCCCAAGAGCAAGCGATCCAAGACGCCACGGCTCAGTGGGTTGAACAGGTCAAAACCGACAAGGAGCTTGGTGGAGAGGCGCTTAACGCCAACCTTGCCACCGCCAAAGCAGCCTTGAACAAGTTCGGATCCCCTGAGCTGACGAAGCTGTTGGACGAAAGCCGCCTCGGCAATCACCCGGAGGTTATCCGGTTGTTCCACCGTGTCGGCAAGGCCATCGGAGATGACAGCCTGGTGCCTGGAGGCAGGACGACCAATCGCCCCGCTAACCCGGCGCAGCGTCTCTACGACAATTCCAACTTATCATAAGGAACAAGCCCAATGGCAACCCTTTCGACTATCCACCCCACGCTGATGGACGTGGCCAAGCGCCTCGATCCGGACGGCAAAATTGACACCATCGTTGAGATCCTCGCGGAGACCAACGAAATCCTCGAAGACATGGTTTGGACGGAAGGCAACCTGCCGACCGGCCACCGCACGACCATCCGCAGCGGCTTGCCCGCCCCGACCTGGCGCAAGCTCTATGGCGGCGTGCAGCCGACGAAGTCCCGCACCGTGCAAGTCACGGACACCTGCGGGATGCTCGAAGCTTACGCCGAAGTGGACAAGGCCTTGGCCGACCTCAACGGCAACACGGCCGCGTTCCGTCTCAGCGAGGACCGGGCCCACATCGAAGGCATGAACCAAGAGTTTGCGTCTTCGTTGTTCTACGCGTCTGAAGCCACCGCGCCTGAGGAGATCACGGGCTTCGCCCCGCGCTTCAATCTCAGCACGGCTGAGAACGGCGAAAACATCATTCGCCAAAGCAATGCCCAACCGGACGGCACTGACAACGCGTCGATCTGGCTGATTTGCTGGGGTGAGAACACCTGCCACGGCATCTATCCCAAGGCGTCGATCGGCGGCTTGCAGATGACCGACAAGGGGCAAGTGACCATCGAAAACATCGACGGTTCCGGCGGGCGCATGGAGGCCTACCGGACCCACTATCGCTGGGACTGCGGCCTTTCCGTGCGTGACTGGCGCTATGTGGTTCGCATCCAGTACAACAGCGAAGACCTTGTTGGCGATGCAGCCTCTGGCCCCGATCTCTTGGACCTCATGACCCAAGCGCTTGATGTGCCGCCCTCGTTGACCCTCGGTCGCCCGGCGTTCTACATGAACCGCCGCGCCCGCTCCTTCCTGCGTCGTCAGATGCTGGAAAAGGTCGCAGGCTCAACCCTGACGATGGAGCAGATCGGCGGCAAGCTTGTGCTGGCCTTCGCGGGCATCCCTGTGCGTCGCTGCGACGCGTTGCTTAACACTGAAACCGGCGTCGCCTAAAGCGAACGGGCAGGAGACATTCCTATGATTATGGACGAAAGACTTGAGTTCGCCGACAACGTGTCTGTGGCGGCTTCGGCTGGCACGGCTCTGATCGGCGATGTGATCGACCTTGGGGCCACGACCCAAGACATCGGCAATGGCGAACCGCTGTTCTTGGTCATCAAGACCGGCGCGACGGAAATCATTACCGGCGGTTCTGCCGGTACGATCCGGTTTCAGCTGGCCTCTGACGCGCAAGCGGCAATCGCCACGGATGGATCGGCCACGGTTCACTTCGATACGGGCACGATCGTCACTGACGACGCAGCGGCGAACAGCGCATTGCTGAACGCTGGCGCGACGATCGCCATGGTCGCTCTCCCTTTGGGAACGTATGAGCGTTACCTTGGCGTCCTTTGCGTCACCGCGACGACCACGACCACGGCGGGCACGATCGACGCCTTCTTGACGAAGGATCCGTCGAAGTGGGTCGCCACGGCTAATGCGCCTGGCGCCAGCATCAATCTCTAACTGACGGATGGTACAGATGAAGATCGTGAAGGCGACGGCTTTAGGCTTTTACAAGGGGTCGAGAGTTCGTCCCGGCACGGTCTTCTCTGTGCCTGACACCATGACCGGCAGCTGGTTCGAGACTGTGGAGCGGAGAGGGCTTGAGCCTACAGCCGAGACCACAGCCGAGACCGCAACCGAGCCTGCTGCCGACCCCGTTCCCCGCCGCATTAAGCGTGCAGATTTGTGATGAGGCGCCCCCATGGCCAGCGTGATTGATATCTGCAACCTCGCTCTGAGCCACATCGGCGACCGAGCCAACATCAACAGCATCAGCCCGCCCGAGGGATCAATTCAGGCCGAGCATTGCGCGCGGTTTTACCCTTTGGCGCTCGACACGCTGCTGCGCATGCACCCGTGGTCGTTCGCCACGCGGCGCGTGCTGCTGGCCGATGCGTCGCTCGTCGTCCCGCCCGCGCATCCATGGCAGTATAGCTACGCCATCCCGTCCGATCTCGTGACGGTCATTGGCATCTATTCTGGTGCGCGGCAGTTCGACGAAAACGCGCATGAGTATGAGTTCGAGATTGGCAACGACGCCAACCGCACGCGCGTGATCTTCACCAACTGCGATGAAGCCACCATGCGCTATGTCTCAGACGTGACGGACAGCGCGCGCTTTCCGGCCTGGTTTACCCAGGCTTTGAGCTGGATCCTGGCCAGCCACCTGGCGGGGCCGATCATCAAGGGCGAGCAGGGAATTAAAACAGCCCAAGCGGCGCTGCAGACGGGCCTGTCTTACGCGGCCAAGGCGGCGGCCAATGATGCGAACGAGCGCCGCCGCAGCCCCGTGCGCAATGACACCCGCCACACTGCTCCATGGCTGGCCAACCGCGCGCTCATCTGGCCGTACAACGATGAGCCCTACAACCCATGAGGAAGGTCTACACGCGGAGCTTTAACGGCGGCATCGTCAGCCCGGAAATGTACGGGCGGCTCGATGACGTGAAAAACAACACCGGCCTGGCCGTGTGTCGGAACTTTGTCGTGACCCCGCAAGGGCCTGTGGTTAATCGCCCAGGCACGCAGTTTGTGCGCGAGGTTAAGACCAGCGCCAAGGCAACCCGCCTCATTCCGTTTCGCTACAGCGCCACGCAAACTGTCGTCATCGAAGCGGGAAATGCCTATTTCCGTTTTCATACTTTTGGCGCAACGCTGCTTACCCCGACGACGGGCCTCAGCGCGTGGAATAGCGCAACAGCCTATGTCGCGGGCGATCTGGTCACCGCCGGCGGCTCGACGTGGTACGCCGTGGCGCCGTCGACAAACTCAGATCCCACTGTGTCCGGCAACCAGTACGGCGCGGCGCCTGTCATCACCGCCACATGGGTGCTGGATGTGGGGCCTGTATCAACCCCGCCCGCGGGCTACTCAAACAGCGGCACGACCTTGCCCGCTCAAGCCGCAATTGGTCAGAAGCTGTACATCAGCGACATTACCTACACATTCCAGCCGCCGCTTGTGTTCAACGAATGGCTTTTCGTCGATCTCGAGCCCGTCGAAACGGTTGTGTATTTCGGCTACACTGGCACGGCCAACACCAGCCCCGCGGGGCAATGGTATCAAATGCCGACGGTTTACGAGATTCCGTCGCCTTACGCCGAGCAAGACCTGTTCGACCTGCACTACATCCAAAGCGGCGACATCATTACGATTGTCCATCCCAACTACGCCCCGCGCGAGCTGCGCAGACTGGGCGCGACAAAGTATGTCCTGAGCACGGTGACCTTTGGCTCAACGCTAGCCGCGCCGACAATCTCAAGCGTAACGCCAACCCTGGGATCGTCGCCATCTCTCGCTCAGACCTACAGCTATGTGGCCACGCGGGTAAGCGACAACCAGCTAGACGAAAGTGTCGCCAGCGCAGCTGTGACTGCCAGCAACCAACTATTCGACACAGGCGCAGTCAACACGATCAACTTCGCCACCAGCGCCAGGCGTAATGTCTACCGCGAAAGCGGCGGGCTTTATGGCTTCATCGGTCAATCCACCGGCACAAGCCTAGTGGACGACAACATTGCGCCAGACACGAGCCGCACCCCGCCGCTCAACCAAAACCCGTTCGCGTCCGACTTCCCCGGCGCTGTGTGCTATTACGAGCAACGCCGCGTCTTTGCCGGAACGCCGCTTTTTCCGCAAACCTTCTGGATGACCAAAGCGGGAACTGAAAGCAACCTGGACTATTCGATCCCGGTCAAAGACGATGACGCCATCAGCGTCAAGATCGCCGCACGCGAGGCCAACACAATTCAGCATGCGGTGGTAATCGGCGATCTCCTGCTGCTGACCGAGAGCGCAGAGTGGCGCGTGGCCAGCGTTGGCGATCTCCTGACGCCGAGCACAATCACGATCCGCCCGCAGAGCTATATCGGCGCGAGCAATGTGCAGCCTGTCACGGCCAACACTGTGGCGATCTACGCCGCCGCGCGAGGCGGGCACATGCGCGCCATTGGCTTTGACAACGACATTCAGTCTTACATCTCAGTCGACCTGTCCCTGCGTGCGGCGCACCTGTTTGACTACAAAACGATCAAGGACATGGCTTACGCCAAGGGCCCGACGCCGATCGTCTGGGCCGTCTCAAGCGACGGGCGCTTGCTGGGCATGACCTACGTTCCCGAGCAGCAGGTTTACGCCTGGCACTATCACGACACCCAGGACGGCGCCTTTGAAAGCGTGGCTGTCGTCAGCGAAGGCAATGACGATATCCTTTATGCTGTCGTGCGGCGCACGATCGGCACTTCAACCAAGCGCTACGTCGAGCGCCTCGCCAGCCGCTATTTTCCGGACCTCAAAGACTTTGTGGGGTCCGATTGCAGCCTGACCTACTCAGGCTCGCCGGCCACCACGATCAGCGGCCTTGGCCACCTTGAAGGCAAGACCGTCACCGTGCTCGCCGATGGCGCAGTGCTGACGCCTCGCGCAGTCACAAGCGGACAGATCACGCTCGATAAAGCTGCAAGCCTTGTGCATGTGGGCTTGCCCGTTGTGTGCGATCTTCAGACCTTGCCGCTCGCGATCGAGGCTGAAGCTCTGGCCCAAGGTACGAAAAAAAACATTAGCCGGGTTATGTTGCGGGTTTTTAAGAGTAGCGGCATTTTTGTTGGTCCAACCACGGACGAACTGAAGGAGGCCAAAATCCGCACGACAGAACCCTACGGCTCACCGCCTAACCTCTACACCGGCGAGATCGAGGTTGAAATCCCGCCGGCTTGGACTGAAGACGGGCAGATCATCGTGCGCCAAACAGCGCCCGTGCCGCTGACAATCGTGTCAATGACGACCACCCTGCAGTTCGGAGGCTGACCTTGGGCACAACCGCTCTCGCATTGCAGGCCGGGTCAGCCGTCACTGGCGGCATTGGCTCTTACTACGCCGCCCAGGGCCAGCGCACGGCGCTCAAAAGCCAAGCGCGGATTGCGGAGATCAATGCGCGCATTAGTGAGGGCCAAGCGCGCGACGCCATGCTGCAAGGCCAGATGCAGCAACAGGCCATTCGCGAGCGGGCGGGGCAGATCAGAGGCCAGCAGCGCGTGGCGTTTGGCGCGAACATGGTCGACCCGACCTCAGACACGGCCGTCGCCCTGCAAACCTCGAGCGACTATCTTGCCGAGCGCGATGTCAACATGGCTGAGGCCAACGCCTTGCGCCAGGCGTGGGGCTATCGCATGGAAGCCACCGGCCAGCGCAATCAGGCTATGATGGCGCGAGCGACAGCCAAAGGTATCAGCCCGTTGCTGGCTGGCGCAACATCGCTTTTGACGGGCGCTGCACAAACGGGGATGACATATGCCAGCCTGCAGCAAGCGGGCTATGAGTTTCCGGCATGGATGAAGGGCGGTAAGGGGTAATGCCGCGCGTCCCAACATACGAGAGCCAGGGGCCACAACCGACCATCCGCCAAGGCGAGGCTAGGCAGGTCATCACGGCTGAGCAGGCAAGCCTGCCTGGCCGTCAGATGCAAGAGGTTGGCGAGGCCATGGGGCGCGTCGGCAGCGCGCTGGGGCAATATGTTTTGCAGCGGCAGAACGACCTTAACGAGGCCTTGGGCGCCGATGCCCTCAATCAGATTGAGAAGTTAACGCAAGAAGGCGTTACTTCATACGAGGCCCTGCCCGGCTTAAACGCTATACGCAATGATACTTGGGGAGACCAAGGCCCAATTTCTTTTATTGGCGGCGAGTTGCGCGGCAAGGCCGATGAAATCATTAACCGCCTTAATCCCGCGGTTCAGCAGTATGTTCGCCCTAGGGTGGACGCCACGCTTGCGCGCGCTGGCGATCGGCTTAACAGACACTTTAACACTCAAAGTAAGGCGTTTGAAATCACAACTTGGGAGACGGTTGAAGAACAAGCGCAACAGGCTTTTATCGCCAATCCAAATGATCCCGAAATCGCCAAAGAAAGCTTTCAAAAAATTCGCGAGGCGAACGAACGTCTTGGCCGAGCAAACGGTTTAGACCAAAAAACAATTGATCTAAACGCACAAAAGTCCAGCAGTGAGGCCGTGGTTGCCGCGTACGATGGCCTTTTGGATAGCGGTAACATCCCTGCCGCAGAAAAGTTTTTGGAGCAATACAAAAGCTGGTTTGAACCCGAGGCGTTGGTGAAAGCGCAAAATGCTCAAAAAAATGCGGGCGCAGTGTTTTACGGACGCCAAGACGCAGATCAGGTTTTGCGGGACTATCCCGTCATTCGCGATGATAACAAGGCGCGCGCTCGAGATGCGGCATTACTGGCTGCGGCCACGACCAATGGCGTAGTCGATGAAAGGCGTTTGGACGCGTCGCGGACCGTACTTAACCGCAACGTCAACGCCGCTGAAAGCGACATCGCTGCAAACGACGCGCGGTCGTGGGAGAGGTTTCTTGACTTGTACCAACAAGACCCAGACGCGGCTTTACTGTACGCAGAAAGACTACCGCCACGGTTGCGTGATAACGCCGTAAGGCACAGCCGCAGCGGCGGGCAAACAACTCTTACCCAGCAAAGGGCCTACCGGGAAATTTCTGCCCAGCCCGACTTTGACCCTGTGAATATGAATGAGTTGCAATTTGCAGGCCTGCGGCCGGTGATCGGCGAAGACAATTGGAGTGCACTTGCGGAACAACGGCAAGCGGGTCAGCGGCAGCAGGAGCGAGTGCGGGTTGCGATGGGCAACGTCACGATCGACCAAACGACATTGAATTACGCCATGCGAGAACTAAAAATTCCGTCTGGTCAAAAACTAGATTTTGAAATTTCCGCGCGCAGGGCCGTGGCGGCTTACATCGCCAGGACCGGCCAAACACCGACAGATGAAGAGGTAAGTGAGATTATCCTGCAAGACTTTTCTGCAGAAACGCAGGTGGGTATTCGTGGCGTTGGGGTCAGGCCGTTCCGCCTGTTTAGCGCCAAACAAATCGAAGACGCCATCGAAAAAGGGCTTGTCGAGGTGTCTTCCGAAGACACGCGGCGCCTAACGCAAGCCGCCGAACGCATTCGCGCAAATTATTTGGCAAGAGCAGGCAGGGCGCGCAATCCAGATGAAAGGCAAAGATTGGAAGATTTAGCCGCAAGCTACGACGTAGCAACAAACAGAGCGCAAGTTATTTCAAGAATGTATTTGCAAGAATTGAGCGAAAACGCGAAATTCTCTTCGGAGTAAACTTAAGTGGAAGATGAAGAAGAACTGTTGCTTCAAAGGCGACCAGAGCCTAGGCCGCGCCAACGGTCTGTGCTGGATTTGGAGCCAGAAGAAGAAGAGTTTCTTGTTCGCTCACCCACCGCAACAAGCCCTGCCGAAATCCGCGCGCGCGCTATCGCGCAACGACAGTTTATGTACGGCAACCCGGAGGAAGAGGCCCGGATACGCCGGCTTGCCGCGAGCACGCAAACGCCTTTGGCAATCGCCCGAGCCCAAGGCGTCAAGAGCTTGGAGGCTGCCGAAGCTCAGCGCAGTCTGGCGAACATTACCCCAACTCTCACCCGTGTGTTTAACGATGAAGAGCGCGCGCGTGTTTTAAGCGCTCAAGATGTGGTTGGGCTCGAGCGCCTCGGTAGCGATCTTATGGGGCGCGGGGCTGTCATCAGTGACCTGCAAATTCAAACTGGGCGGTTAGGCCGTGAGGCTTTCCAGGCTCAAATTACGGGGCAGCCGTTCCCGGCCGCAAAAGCCGAAGAGCTTCGGAGGTTGAAAGTCGAACGAGCGCGCGAAACGTCTCTAAGCTGGCAAGAAGGCGTTGTGCCCTTTGTGGCCAATGCAGTTTCGGAAACAGGCGTCCAGCTTGTCGCCGCCCTCCCATCCTTGGCGACGGGCGGCGCCATAGGCGCTGCGGGCGGTGCAGCTGCAGGCGCCATAGTCGGCGGCGTTGGCGCAATTCCGGGCGCGAAGGCGGGCTTTTCCGTGGGCGTGACCGCCGGACAATTTGCGTTTAGTGTGGAGCAACAAATCGGTTTAAGCTTTGTTGAGTATGCCGAGCAGCGCGATGAAAAGGGCCAGTTTCTCGACGGCGACGTGGTTGCTGGCGCGGCTCTTACCGCGGGCGTAATTAACGCCGTTGGCGAAACGGCTGCCGGCGTATTTCTCGCAAGGGTCAACATCCCCGGCCTAGATCGACTGCTTGGCAGAGGCGCCAAGGATGTTGTCAGCGAGTTGTTGGCCACGCCCCAGGGCCGTGACACTTTGCGCCGGCTTACCGTTAATGCCGGCCAGGCCGCGACAATTGAGGGCGCCACAGAGTTCTTGCAGCAACTGGTTAGCATCGCCGTGGGCGAGGGCGCGTCTGCGGTTAACGAAGGCGCGGGCGCGCTTGAAGTTGCCGGGCGCGCTGCGGCGGCGACGGTGACGCCTGAGGCATTGGCTAGCGCTGGCGAGGCCGCCCTTCGCGGTGCGGTCGGTGGCGGCGGCCTTACGATCGCCACCGCTCCGCTCACTGTGCCGGTGGAAAATTACCTGCAGCGCCGCGAACTGGAGCGCATGCAGAGACTCGCCCGCACCGCTGAGGGCGGCATTGCGACCGTAGAGCGCGCCGTCGAAGTGGCCAAAGCGATGCCGCTCACCGATCGGGATCGCACGACTTTGGCCCAATTCGTAAACGCCGCAGCAGAAGAGGGCCCCATCTCGACGATCTACGTCGCGCCTGCGGATCTTCAGTCTTTGGCGCAAGACCGCGGCGTGAGTTATGAGGCACTGGCCCAGTCCATGGGCGCGACGAAACAACAGATCGCCCAGGCCGACGCTGCGCCCGGCACGCTGATCGAGATCGCAGTCGGGGATTTCGTCGCCGCGGTGGCAAAAACCGATCTTGAGACGGACACGCTTCAAATTATCAAAACCGATCCGTTGCTGTTTACGAGGCGCGAGATCGACGCTTTGCGTGAGCAAGGCGCGGATGAAGCGATCGCGGTGGCCAACCGGCTGGCCGTGGACATGGCGGCAGACCTTGAAGGCAGGGCCGAGATCATCAATCTGCAGCAGGACCTTGAAGCCGAACTGGCGCCAGTGCAGCAGGCGATCGAGCAGGGCTTGGCGCCGCTCATCACGGACGGTGCAGCGCGGCAGATCGGCGACAAGGGTGTGATCCCTTACGCTCGCATCGCGGCGCAGTCCTACGCCGTGATCGGGCAAATCGAGGGCATCAGCGCCAGCGAGGCGCGGCAGCGTTATCCTTTGCGGTTTGCCGCTATGCAACGTTCCGATAAGGGCCTCGGCCAGCCGCCGCGCGAGATCCCGGTCTTGCCTGAGCCTGACACGCCAGAGTGGACCGCCATGATCCAAGGCGTCGCTGACAAGCAAGCGCGCGGCGAGCGGCTCACGGCTAACGAGCGCATCATCGCGAACTATGATCGGGTAGAGGCGGCAGAGCTTGCCCGCATTCTGCAGCGCATCCGTGAGGGCAAGGAGCTTACTCCTAGCAGCCAGCGATTTCTGCGTGAGCGCGGCTATGATCCGGCGACGGGAGAGCCGGTGGGTGAAGGGTTTGGGCAGGACGAGACAGAAGGGCCTGAACAGCCGAGGCGCGCCCTGGATCCGTTAGGTTTTGCGTCGATCGCTTTAGAGGCCGCGCGCGCCCTGCCCGCTCGCGCAATGCGCGGTAGTGAGGCCGTGGGTCGCATTACAAAAGCGCGCGGCGTTAAAGGATTTACAGGGCGGGTCAAGGACGAAATTGATTTCCTTGGGTTGCGTGCAGAATTTGAAAACCGCAAAAGCGTCACGCGCGAAGAGATTATCGCGTACATCGAGCTGCACCGCCTGGTGCTTGGCGAGGTGGAGCGGCGCGCGACATCGCCCGAACGCGACGCGGCCTTGCGCCAAGCGTGGGCCACGTATGACGATGAGGTGCGGGCGGCGAAGCAGGCATTTGCCGATTTTGCAAATCCTCCGCGCGAGGCCTACAACGCTATTGTTGATCCTGCGCGCGCAACATACGAAGCCGCTATTCGCGCGGCGTATAATACGTTTTCGCGTGTCGCGCAGCGCAATGCGGCTATACGTGCAGCGCAAAACACTTTTGACGCTATCAAAAATTCGGCGCGCGAAGCATATGAGTTGGCGGAGGCGACGCGTGACGTTGCTGCCTTGCGCCAAGCCGAGGCAACGCGCGACGCCGCTATACGCCAAGCCGAGGAAAAACGTGATGCCGCGTATCGTGCGGCAGATGAGACATACGGCAAGCCCCTGCGCGTCGGGTTGGCGTACGACTTGGACACAGATGCAAGCGTTGCGCGTCGAGAATTCGTTATCACGCTGCCGGAAAATGTGACGGGCGGCGAAACTTTTGGTCCGCACACGCGCGTCAAGGGTGAGGTCATTAACATTCTCGCGGCCGATCGCGTCGACGATCAAGGCCAACGCACGCTTTTCATTCGGCAGCTTCAGAGCGATTTGGCGCAGCAAGGGCGCAAAACCAAAAAAGAGCGCGACGAGCCTATTCCGCCGCTCACGGAAACAACGTCGCAATGGACCGGCGCCGGCGTGCGGGCAATGGTGCTGCGCGCAGCGCGGGAAGGCTTTGACAGCATCAGCTTCCCGACGGGCGAAACCAGCACGATTATGCAGGGCAATAGTCGAGCCGCCGGTCATTACGACACAAACGTTAAGGCCGCTGTGGAAAAGGTTGCGCTCGCGCTGGGTGGCCAGGTCCGTGAGGGCGGGGTGGAGTACAGCCCTACAGCGGGCGCTCCGAGCGCGGTGCGCATGCGAATGTCAATGGATGACGCCGCGCTAATAGATTTGATCTCGCGCGAAACAAGAGCCATCCAGCGAATGCTAGACACCGGCGCTAGCCCTTCAGAAATTCAGCGTGTGCAAGAACGAATTGCCGACGCACAAAAAGCGTTAACGGTTCAGAAGGGCGATAAAGGGGCGCTCGCCCCCGCCTACATCCTCGACATTACGCCAGAAATGCGCAGCCAGCTGGCCGCGGAAGGGCTGCCGCTGTTTGCGCGCGGCGAAGGCCAACGCCAACGCATCGGCGAATACTACCCCAACCTGGCCGAGATCCGCCTCGGCCCCGACAGCAATATGTCCACCTTCCTGCACGAGATGGGGCACCATTTTCTCGAAGTGCATGTCAACGTGGCAATGAGCCTGCTCGATCGGCAAGCGGCTGGCGAGACCCTGACCGATCGCCAGCTGCAGCACATTCAAGACATGCAGACCGCCATTGCCGAAATAGCACGGCAGGCAGGACAGCAGCCGGCGCCGCCCAGGACTGAGGGCGATGTGTTGGCGCAAGAAGAAAGCTTCGGCGCTGAAGCGCCTAGGCGCGCCCTGGATCCGTTGGGCTTTGCATCTGTCGCCTTGGAAGCTGCGCGCGCCTTGCCAGATCGAGCGATGCGCGGCAGCGAGGCCGTTGGCCGCATTATGAAGGCGCGCGGCGTTGAGGGCTACACTGGCCGCGTCAAAGACGAAATTGATTTCCTGGGTTTGCGCAAACAGTTTGAGGGTCGCGCGCGCGTTACAAAACAAGAGGTGATCGAATACATCGAAGCCAACCGCCTGGTTTTAAGCGCGGTCGAAGAAAGTTATATACCCCAAGCGCCCCTGCGCTTGACGCGATCCATGGTCGTGGACAGGGCCGTGGCTTTCAATTCTTTGCACGGAGATAAGAGCGGCTTCGCGATTGGGCCGGAAATTGATGTTGCTCTAAAGCACAACACCTACACCATTGACGGCACACAGACGAAAGTGATTTCGACTGGCGAGGCCTTAGATAATGATGGCAAGCCATTCAGGGTTACACCCGTCAAGGCCAAGCGGCAATCCGGCTCTGACGTGTACACAGTTTCTGTTGGTTATGGCTTCTTCGACGGGCAAACCGTTATCAGGACCGATGTGCCGCAATCCGCAGTGTATGAGGTTATTATCGCGGCATTCAAAGAGGCCAACTATGATCGGCTGGTCCGCAAAATAACGGCACAAGCGCGCGAAGACGTTGCTTTCGTAGAAACCGAAGAGCGCAACGAAGCCGCGCTTCAAAGCCTGCGCGTTGGCGACGATTACGACTTGGACACAGACCCCGATATTGCGCGGTATCAAACGACGCTGGTGCTTCCGCCAGATGCGCCTGGCGGAAAACAGAAAGGCTCTCACACCGACATCGAAGGCGATCTGATGCACATATTGTGGTCGGATCGGCTCGACGAAAAAGGCCAACGCACATTGTTTGTGCGCCAACTCCAAAGCGATCTGGCGCAGTCGGAGCGTGAATTTATTGAAAAGGCCAAAGTCGCACAACGGCTGCTGGATCGGTACCCAACAGCGAAGGCCTTTACCGTTGAAAACGTAAACGGTGAATTGCAATATGTGCCGGCGCCCGCCGGAGAAAAAGACAGCATAGCTCGATCGCAATTTGAAAATGAGGCAAACATCGAGCTGTCGCCGCTTACCAAAACCACATCGCAATGGACGAACGCAGGTGTGCGAGCGATGGTCATGCGCGCCGTGCGCGACGGCTACAGCAGCATTAGCTTTCCGACTGGTGAGACAAGCGCAAGCTTTATTCAGGGCAACGACATCGCGGCGGGCCATTACGACACAAACGTGCGCGGCGCATTGGAAAAGGTCGCGCGCGTATTTGGCGGCGAGGTCCGCGAGGGCGGGGTGCGGTCTTCCGCTGGGGACGCCTCCGCTTACGTTCTCGACATTACACCGGAAATGCGCAGCCAGCTGGGCAAAGAGGGCTTGCCTTTGTTTGCCGGCGGCGAGACCCCAGCCCCAGGCCCTACCCCGCCCGAAGGCGCAGACCTCATCCGCTGGTTTGCAAGCCTGAGTTTACAAGATCGCACGGCCATGCATGAGGTGTGGGCGCGGATGACCGAGCGCTATTTCATGGAGGGCAAGTCACCGACGCCAGCGTTAGACAATCTTTTCGGCGTGTTTAAGAAATGGCTGGGCGAAGTTTATCGCTCGATGACAAGCCTCAATGTCGAACTGTCCGACGAAGTGCGCCAGGTCATGGACCGGCTGTATGTTGCTGAGGGCAACACGCAACGGGCGGAAGAAGGCCTAGGCCTCAAGCCTGCGTTTACCACCAAGCCTGCCTTCATGACCGAACAGGAATGGCGCGCATACCAAGAGCTAGGACAACAGGCCACGCAAGAGGCAACCGCCGATCTTGGCGCGCGCGCTCTCAAAGACATGCAATGGCTGAGCGGCGCCAAAAGCCGGGAGCTGCGCAAGCTGCAAGCCCAGCATCGCAAGTTGCGCAATGCCATCAAGGCAGAGGTCACGGAGGAAATTGCAAATCTGCCCGTCAACCGGGCGCGGCGCTTTATCTCACGCGGCGTTGGCCCAGACGGTCAGCCTATTCCGGGCCCTCACAAGCTGTCGATCGCAGCGCTGCGCGCTCAGTTTGGCGACAGCCTTGACTGGCAAAGCCTCGGCTATGGCAAATACGGAATGCTGGCTGAAGTAGGGTTGGACGCGGACACCCTTGCCGGCATGCTTGGCTATGACAGCGGCCAGGCCCTGCTCAACGATTTGTTGACCCAGCCCAAGCAGCAAGACGCGATCAACGCCGAGACCGATCGGCGCATGCTGGAGCAATATGGCGAGGCCCACACGCCCGAGCAGATGGAGCGGCAAGCTACAGAAGCCGTGCATAACAGCTTGCGCGGTCGCTTCTTGGCGGCACAGCATGCGGCGCTAGCTAAAGCAATCGGCAGCAGGGCTTTGCTGCGCGAGAACGCTCGCGCTGCGGCTGAGATCATCGTCGGGCGCCAGAGAGCGAGCAAGTTGAGCGTCAAGCAAGCGGTGGCTGCCGAGCGCAAAGCTGGCCGGCGTGTGCTCATGGCGATGCGCAAAAACGATTTGGCGGCGGCTGCAGAGGCGAGCCGCGATCAGCTTCTTGCCTTCGAGATCACCGCCGAAACACTGCGTCAGCAGAAAGCCTACCAAAGCGCTCGCGCCCTTTTCCGGCGCGTGCGTGCTGGCAAAAAAGAAAACGTCGCCAAGAACCGGAACTTCGATCTTGTCATGGCGGCGAGGGCGATCTTGAGCGCCTTTGGCGAGGGAACAGAACGCCAAGCCGAAGAGATTGAAGGTTACATCAAGGCGGTTCAGGACTACGATCCCGCGCTCTATGCCAACATTGAACCCGCAATGACAGCGGCCATACGCAACCCGAAACCGCTTGATCAACTGAGCGTCACCGAACTCACGGGCCTGCGCGACACGATCCAAAGCCTGTATGACTTGGCCCGCGAAGAACAGATCATTGTGATCGAGGGTCGCACAATGGACCGCGAAGAAGCGGTCGAAAGCATTGTCACCCGCCTGCAAGCGGTCACAAAAACCAAGCCTCAACGGGGCCTTGATCGCGCGCCAACAAAAATCGAACGCGACATGCGCGCCATTGCGGGCCTTGGTTCGTGGCTGCGACGGGTTGAAAGCTGGGCGCGCCAAGCCGATGGCGGGCGAACAGGACCGTTCACCCGGCTTATCTGGCGGCCAATCAGCCAAGCGGCGGATCAATATCGCATTGCGCGTAATGACTTCATCGCTCGCTATCGCGCGCTGTTTGATCAGATTGCGCCAACGATGAAGCCGGGGCGCATTGACGCGCCTGAAATCGGGTTTTCGTTTGAGAACAAGTCTCAGCTTCTGCACGCCATCCTGCACACAGGCAACGCCAGCAACAAGCGCAAGCTCCTGCTTGGCTATGGCTGGGGCACGCTTATGCCTGATAAAAAAACGGTGGATGACAGCCGCTGGCGCGCCATGATTGAGCGCATGGCGGCGGACGGCACGCTGACGCAAGCAGATTTTGACTTTGCCCAAAGCGTTTGGGACTTGCTGGAAGAAACCAAATCGTTGGCGCAAGAAACCCATCGGCGCGTCTTCGGACGTTATTTTAACGAGATCACAGCGGAAACTGTCGTCACGCCCTTTGGAACATATCGCGGCGGTTACGTTCCTGCGATCTATGATCCTCAAACATCGGCCGATATTGCGCGAAAGCTTGAAGCTGAAAAGCTGGAAGACAGCAGCATGTTCCCCGCTCCGGCTAATGGCTTCACCGAAAACCGCACAGACTATGTGGGCAAAATGCATCTGGATTTGCTTTTGCTTTCTGGCCACCTCGACAAGGTGCTGAAGTTCTCCTACATGGCCGCGCCTGTGCGCGATGTGTTGTCAGTGCTGAAAGACAAAAAGGTTTCGGAATCGCTGCACGCTTACGACCCGACAGCGTTTGATGACATGCTTGATCCGTGGCTTAACCGAGCGGCGCGGCAAATTGTTGAAACCCCGACAACCGGCACAGGCGGCAAAGCGATCGACGCTTTTTTCCGTGGTCTGCGGCGCCGCTCCGGCATGGGCTTAATGTTCATGAACTTCGTGAACGTGGTGCAGCAGGTGACGGGCTTTGCTCTAGCGGCCGTGCGTGTTCCGCCACATCGGCTGGCCCAGGGCTTGGCGCGTTATATGCTTAACCCTAAGGGCGTGACGGATGGCATTCGAGCGGCCAGCGCGATGATGCGGGAGCGCGGCGACAACCAGGCCAGCGGCATATTCGGCGAGATTGAGCAGATCATTGATCCGAACAACAAATACAAACAGCTGACAATGTGGTTCGCTCGCCACACCTACTTTATGCAGATCGCTTTTCAAAACGTCATTGACGTTGTGGTTTGGCAGGGCGCTTACGACGACGCCACGGCCAAAGGCGAAACCCATGATGAAGCCGTGGCGCAAGCTGATAGTGTTGTGCGCCAAACACAGTCTTCGACTTTGCCTGAAGACATTTCTCGCGCTGAAGCGGGCAATGTCGGGCTGCGCTTGTTCACGCACATGTACAACTATTTTAACATGAACGCCAATTTGCTGGCGACAGAGTTTCAGATTGCCATCCGCGACATGGGCTTAAGGAAGGGCGCAGGGCGGTTGCTGTACCTGTATTTCTTAGGTTTTGCTATTCCGGCGGTAATTGGCCAAGTCATTGCAGACGCCATGCGCGGTCAACTTCCAGAAGACGAGGAAGATGACGGCTACCTTAATGACTGGTTGACCTACACGCTTGAGACGCAAGGAAAATATCTGCTTGCGTTTGCGCCTATCGTTGGGCAGGCGGTGACTGCCGGATTCAACGCGTTAAACGACAAACCTTAT